TCTAAAGGCTGTCGCTTCAGCAGATTTTAAATACTATAAACACATGAATGATAAAACATCAATCCTCAACTCAATCCGGAAACTGTTCAATCAGCTTTTCGATGAGGAACCCAAAAACATGACCGACACTTTATCTGACGGTAAAGTAATCGTGATCCAGGCAGAAGACGGCGACTGGACAGGAAAGAAAGTCACCCTTGAAGACGGCTCCCCACTTCCAGCTGGTGAACACACTTTAGCCAGCGGTAGAACTATTTCAGTAGATGACTCCGGAACAATCACAGAAGTAAAAGAACCAGAAGCAAAAACAGAAGATGAACCCGAAAATACAGAAGACATGAAAGTCAAAGAAGAAAACGAACAACTAAAAGCAAGGATCAAAGAACTGGAATCCGCTTTAGAAGCTCAAAGTAATACAGCAGCAAAAGCAGAAGCTAAGGCAAAGTCATTCGAAAACAAATTGAACATCGAGCTACCAACTCTAAAGGCAGAGATTGACAAGCTCAAAAATACCACAGTAGGAGATACCACACCTCCGGCAAAAGCAACAAAACTTCCTTTCGAAGGTCAGCCACAAGGCAAAGATCCTTTAGCGGAATTTTTCAAAAACAGAGTAAGAGACGTAAGAAACACCGATTAATATGAAAGAGAATCAAATTGTAAATTCAATGTATACGCCAAACATTACGTATACATACCCAGGTAAATTGAACCTGGATTTAATTGAACCCATTGAAATCGGTGTTCCTGCGATATCCGATCTTATGCGGGTCATCCAAGGTATCCGTTGTGGGGAGTACCTCCACTACATCGCGGCACTAACTTCTGTTCTGTCAAAAGGAACCGGAGATTGTAATCCTACCTACACACAAGCCGGATCTATTACTGACCGAGTACTGACTACAGGGAAATTCTACGTTAACCTGGAATGGTGCGAGGAGGAGTTTAGTGCAGTTTGTACTGCGTTAAGTGATTCTGACCTGATAGCTCCTGGCGTGGATGGTTACGAGCTTACAAACAAGCTAATGAATCTTATCTTCAAACGAGTTACTGCTACCATGCAGTTAGATATCATGAAGGCTTTGTTCTTTGGTGATAATTCACTCGGAGTTGGAAATACAACGATATACTCTGTAATCGACGGGGTGTTCACGCACTTCCTGGATTCTGAAGCGGCTTATTGCGTTCAGCCTGTGGGGCCTGGCTTTGGTAACAACCATGCTACGGTTCTTTCAACAGCTAACGTGGCGCGCGACCAGCTCAGAGAACTTTGGAGTCAGGCAAACATCAGGTTGAAACAATTACCTAGCGCACAAAAAGTATTCTGGGTTACAGGATCTGTCTGGGAGAACTACTACAAGTCACTTATTGACAATTGTTGTACCGAGGGTGCATGGAGACTCCAACAGGACGGAAGTACTGCGCTGTATTTTCACGGGATAAAACTTGAGCCGCTATGGTTCGCTGACGACAGCCTGCAGAATGACACTACGAATCCTTTCTATGATGAAATGAGACACTTTGCAGTTTACACCGCAAAGGATAACCACATCTTCGGTGTAGAGAGAGCAAGCGATCTTAACAACCTTACAAGCTGTTTCGATTGCCGGACTAATTCGAACCTGATTAAAGGTAAAATGAGATTTGGATATAATTTCGCGCAATGTGATTTGATTGCGTGGGCACGATAAACCCCTAACGATATGGCATTATGCGGAATTACGCAGGGGTTCAATTTCGATTGTAATTCCCTCAAAAGAGTTTCGGGAGTTCGCAGACTGTGGGCGTTTAATATAGACGACCTAACAACTGGAATAGATCCGAACGGAACAGGATACGTTTCTGGACTAGAATTTAATGGCTATGATGGCTTATATGAGTTCGAATCCAGAAAATTCAGCCACCAGTTTACTCACAACCTGGTAGTTGCTGAAAGCGGCGCTGCTAGCTGGACGCAAACCGGAGTCATCAGAGTCTTCGTTGACACCCCAGAAGAGGTAGCTGCTTTATCTGATCTGGCTGTTTCAAATGTAGGGTTCATTGTTCTAACAAATAACGGTGAATTCAGAATCTACGGAGCTGAGAACGGTATGACGGCGGGTGACGGAACTACAGGAACAACTGGACGCCTACAGGGAGAGGACACTACCGATCAGATTACAATGATTGGAAGTGAGAAACTACCTTACAGAGTCCTATTGAAGACTGATTATAACACTACTTTGGCACTTGTCGAAGCGCTGGAATTTTAGTGGTTGAGATACTTTTGAAGAGAGCTTCTTAGAAATAAGAGGCTTTTTTTATTGTATTATTTAAGGAAAAATTTAAATTGCGGTATGAGTGAAGTGATATGGAAAGTTGACGTATCGGACGAATTTTTAGAGTTCACAGAAGTACCAAGGCCGGAAGATTTTGAATCAATGGCTATTGAACATGATTATGATGAGTTTGGCGGGATTTATTGCGGTAATCGAGGCTTTGGAGACAAATATTTTAAACTTCATAGAAAACTAAAAGCATCAAATTTTTATTCAGGTTATTGCGGAAGTATTACTACGTTCAAAGATGAATGGGGTAATTTCAGTTTAAGAAGATGGCGGGAGGCGTTCGGGTTTGCTTATGCGTGGAGTCCAAATACATTTTACGATTATAAAGGGCAGCTTTATACAAAAGGCTGTAATTTCTTATGACAAAGGCGGAAATTTTAGCAGGACTAAAAGCCAAAAACATTTTGGAAGTTAGCGGTAATAAAGATCCGTTGTGGCAGGAGGCTTTCAAACTGTACTATGCTGAGACGAAACAGCGTCTTAGTCCAAGCTGCGGTAGCTGCTATAACCGCTTACGTAGTTGGCTGAAGGCATGAGATACGCAAGGCAAAGATTCACCATATTCCAAAAAGTTGCTACAGTCGATGGCATTGGTAAAATATTTGCCATTGATTATACGAGAAGGATATGTGATGTTGTTTGTGATGGTTTTACTAAGCTTTGTCATTTTTCAGATTTAGTAAAAGCATGACGGAACTTTACCAATTATTTTACAAAGATGAACAGAAAGAAAAGCTACTCCCTTTTGCAATTCCTTATAAGACAGAGGGGCTTACCATTTTCTTCGAGAGTGATTGGATTAGTAAGCTGGTTTCTGGCTCGGATGCTGAGAAAATAGGCGTCACTAGCTGGAAATTACGCGATAAAATGCGGGCTCGTGTTGGTTTGCGTGTACCGTTATCGTTAGAGGTGCTAAATTCTGATTATGAAGTTTTGTCATTGACTAAAAACAGTAAAAAACACACCATGTTAGCTCATTTGTACCACTGGCATCCTAAAAGCAAGCAAGCGATGGAGCTTTTATGGCAGAAATTAGGCTTTAAGTTGTGTGGAGAGGTGAAAAATCCGATTTATCAGAACCATTACGTGGCAAATAGGGAAATTTATCAGGATTACGTTAATAATTTCCTAAATCCAGCGATGGAGTTGATAAAAACCGATGAAGAGCTGAATAATTTGATGATGAGCGAGTCAAATTACGGAAAACTGAACCGGGAAGCAGATATACGGAGCGTTAAGGCGAAATTAGGGCTGAATTACTACCCGCTAGCGCCTTTTATCCTTGAAAGGTGTCCATCGTGTTTTTTTCAGATGAAAAACTATAATATATCCTACTTATGACTAAAAAGGAAGACGTAAAAGGAATAGCAGCCACTATTTTTTTCATTGCTTTGGTTTATGTGAGTTCTTATTATGGATGCGTAGGAATATGATCTCAATTATCCTTCCTACGCGGTCACGTCCTGATAAATCAGCAGAAACAACTGATAAATGGTTAGAAAGTTCTAGCGACTGGACAAAATTGCAATTAATAGTATCTATTGATGAAGATGATCCAGAATTAGAGACATATCAATGGATTTATCATAAAGCCATCGTTAATAAAAACCGTTCGTGTGTTGACGCAATTAATAATGCCGCTAAAGTAGCAACAGGTGATATTTTTATAGTCGTTTCGGACGATACAGATTGTTTCAAAGATTGGGATCTTGCCTTACTCAAAGAAGTTGAAGGAAAGTCTGACTATCTTTTAAAAACCAAAGACGGTATTCAAGATTACATAGTTACCATGACTGTCATGGATCGCACCTATTACGAGCGTGACGGCTTCATCTATCATTCTGACTTCAAACATCAGTTTGCAGATACTTACCTGACGTGCGTAGCTGACATCAGAGGACGGCTAATTAAATCTGACTTGGTATTTCCACATAAACATTACAGTCATTTAAAAGAATCCCCTGACGCTTTGAATGTTAGGAATGACGCTACATGGAAAGAAGGACAAGATACTTTTGTTAGACTAATGAAACAATTCACCCCAGAGGAACGGGCAAGAATTAAAGATCCAGGAATGAAAAATTGGTTACGAAATCACGGTGTGAGATGAAATTTTTAATCCTGATATGCTCTCTTCCTGAACGAGCTAACAAGCTCAAGCGGTTGACTTTAGAACTTGACAAGCAAAAGGAAAAGTATCATGGATTAGTAAACTATAAAATCAATGACGCCGGGCCTTCGATGACAACAGGAACAAAGAGAAATATTCTAATAGAACAGAATCACTGTGAATACTTTTCTTTTATCGATGATGATGACCATGTGTCTGACAGGTATGTTGATTTAATAATGACAGCACTTGAGACTAACCCGGATGTAGTCACTTTCAACGGGTGGTATACTGAATACGGAATGAACAGGAGAAATTTCACTATAAGGCTAGGATCAAAGTATTATGAAGATGCTAAACATCCTGAATTTTACTACCATAGGTTTCCAAATCATTTGTCTGTCTTTAAAAGGTCACTAGTTCAGCAAGTTAAATTCCCTGACTTATGGAAGCGGGAAGATTATTTATGGGCCGAACAAATAGATAAAAGAAAACTATTAAAGACTGAAGTCCATATTCCTGAAATGTTGTACTGGTATGACTGCGAACCTAAATCAACCGTGTATGCACGACGCACTAAGATACGCTAGCCAAATAGCTTACTCATCAAAAGAGGTATTGAAATTCTCGTTTGACATGGCTGTCAAGTATAAGGATAGTCCAGGGGTTTACGTAGAGGCTGGCGTTGCTGCAGGGGCACAAATTATAGCTATGGCCGCAGGCGCTCCGAATAAAACTATCTACGCTTTTGATTCATTCGAAGGAATACCATTGCCATCTAATAGGGATAACCAAATGCCTGGTGTTAGGTTCCTGAAAGATTGGGAACAGAAAGCTCTGCCAGATCCGGGCAAGCAAGTACTTGAAACAACTGGCGCAACTGCGGTTACTTTAGAAAGTTTTGAAACTCATATACTAACTTCAGTTGAAAATCCACACAGGGTAATTCCTATTAAAGGTTGGTTTGAATTAACGTTACCATATTTTGAAATTGAACCTATTTCAATCCTTAGACTGGATGGTGATCTATATAACTCTACTTATGTCTGCTTAAAATACTTGTATCCTAAAGTCATCAAAGGAGGATTAGTTATCGTGGATGATATTCAATTACCCGGGTGTAGATTGGCGGTTGAGGATTATTTTAATGATACTAATCAAATATTACCAGGAAGAACCTGGATTGATGGAACTGTATATTTCTACAAACCATAGCCAATATGTATTCACAAAATTTAGAAGAATACCACATTTTAGAATACTTCGGCGACTTCGTTGGAACCTTCCTTGATATAGGTTGCAACGATTGCCTAACTTTCTCTAACACTCGCGCACTCGCTTTAAATGGGTGGAAAGGCGTCTTCATTGATCCTTCTCCTAAAGCTATGCAACGATGTAAGGTTTTATACAATGGTCACAAGGGTTATTACTTTTATGAGGTGGCTATTTCTGACCACAACGGTAAAGGTATTCTTCAGGAGTCCGGCCCTCTTTGCTCTGCTACGGACGTGGGTTTAGTTTCAACTTTCCATCAATCAGAAATGGAACGATTCAAAAGGACGGTAAAGTATGAACCAATAGAGGTAACTACTTTCAGATGGAAGACATTTCATAACCGTTTAAAGAGTACTAAAATAACTCACTTTGATTTCATCTCACTGGATGCTGAAGGTCACGATCTTGAAATACTTTCACAATTAGATTTAAGGAATGTACGCGCGATCTGTATAGAATGGAATTCTAAACAAGAACTGAAAATAGAATTTGAAAAGTATTTGTACGGGTTTACTTTACTTTATACGTCAGGGGAAAACTTAGTATACGGAAGATGATAGTAGTAAATTTTGCCACTAAACACTACATGAGGGGCCAAAGAAGGTTATCAGAATCCCTCAATGGTCATAAACAATTGATGTTAAGTGATTACGTCAGCTTAGGTTCACCGGATCATTCAGATTCGCCGTATGCCTTTAAGTGTTATGCTATTGAATCAGCTCTTAATTACGATGATATAGTTCTTTGGGCTGACTGTTCTATGAAACTAGTTGGTGATTTATCCAAGATAGAAAAGATCATTTTGGAGGATGGTTATTTTTTTCAGGAAGCAGGACATTATGTTCGTGATTGGTGTATGCCTGAAACCATGAAATACTTTGGACTTACAAAAGAAACTAACTATCTTATGTTCATAGCAGGGTTGATAGGTATTAATAAAAACAACCCGTTGGCTATGCAATGGTTTAAAGAATGGAAACAATCTGAAAAAGATGGACATTTTAAAGGTCCGTGGGATCGACATCGCCACGACATGGTCTGCGGATCTATACTTGCTGAAAAGCATGGAATGAAATATCAAAGAGGCGGTAGTTACATCGCATACATAGGACCAGGATATCAACCACCAGAACCAGGAATAGTTTTTACTTGTCAGGGTATAATATGAAAGAAATCATTATAAACTCAAAGCGTTACGGTGTTTTAAAAGCAAAGGTAGACGATCAAGATTATGACCGATTAAAGTGTTTTAATTGGAATATAAGCTTAAGCAAAGGAAATTTGTACGTAACCTGTAGGCAATTCTTTCCGGATGACAAAAAGCGAAAGGTAAAAATGCACCAGGTTGTAATGATGCCATATGACAATACTAAATTTGTGGTGGACCATAAAGATAATGATGCTTTAAATAATCAAAGAGAAAATCTAAGGTTAGCCACATTTCAACAAAACAGCCACAACAGACGGCCACTTAAAAACAAGTTATCTAAATTTAAAGGGGTATCTTTTTTTCAAAATGGGTACACTGTCGCAATTGTTAAGGATGGAAAAAAGATTTATGGTGGACGGTTTAAAAATGAATTGGATGCCGCTAAGCACTGGAATTCGTTAGCTATGGAACATCACGGGGAATTTGCTTATCAAAATCCAGTTTGAGAAATGGATGATTATAAAAACTATTCTGATTTCGTAGATCATTTCCATGAAACTACTAAAGGTACGATGTGCTATGTAAACTGGGTGGACAACTGGTTATGGAGTAACGGGTATAGGATCAATTTCGCCGGCGGAATAATACCTGAAAGGCATTGGCACAAAGAGGGGTTTAAAAACGTGGTGGTAAGGAATACGGAAGTTAATATGTCTATGTACCTGCCAACTACGGAGAAGCAGTTAGTTGATTGGCTTTATAACGGGAAATATTGGAGATGATAGACCTAATTTTACATTTGTTTTTAGCTTCCTTCTGGATATTCGGTGTCAGAACACTGTTTAGCCATGACAACTTACTTTATCCTGTTTACGAATGGGCTGAGAAGAATATCAACGAATATTTATTAAAGCCTACTATTTCATGCGTCATGTGTATGAGTTCGGTACATGGGGCTGCGTGGTTCTTCCTGTTCTTATATCCGTTGTTTGATTGGTATATCGTGTTTTTATTTATGGTGTGTTTGTGTGGGCTAAATTCAATTATAGATAGTGCTATAAATTAGAAATCCCCCAGCAACCCACCGGGGGACTCTTATGCCTTTTTCAGCTACGGTATACAGGTTGAACCGCACATCGTAAATTTACGCAATTTAAATGCCTAAATAAAAAATTTAAACTTTATTTAAATCGAATTAATATTTATACTGAAATAGTATATTTGGGATACTATGGAAGAGTGGAAAACAATAGAATATCACCCAAATTATGAAGTTAGTTCATTTGGTAATATTAGAAGAAAAGACGGAAAGATAATTAGCCAATGGCAATTGAATAATGGGTATATGCAAACTCAATTCAATACTAAGAAAAAATATCAAGTTCACAGGTTGGTTGCAAAAGCGTTTATTCCTGGAGAGTTCCCCGGGGCAGTCATAAATCATCTTGACGGAGTCAGAGACAATAATCATTATCAGAATTTAGAATGGTGCGATCAATCAAGGAATATAAAACATTCTTATGATTCTGGAAGACATTCTAAAAAAGGTGTTAGACATCATATGGCATTATTTTCTGAAATTGAAGTATTAGAAATAAGATGTTCAAGAGAATCAGGTAAGACATATGGAGAGATAGCTAAATGTTATGGTGTGAAATATGGAACGATAGCAGCTATTTGCAGGCGTGAAAACTGGAAACATATATGAAACTTGTCGCAATATTTTGTGTGTGGAGCGATTGGGATTGGCTTTATGAATCTTTTAAACGCATCCGTCCACTAGTTGAAGGGATAATAATTGTAGCTTCTGAAAAATCTAACTGGGGTGAAGTTTCACCAATACCTGAAGAGTGGAAAACTTTTGTGGATATTCGGGAACCGTTTTTTAATCACCCGTTAAATTGTGAAACTGATAAGCGGAATTTTGGGTTACAGTTAGCCAAACAGCGAGGCTTTACCCACTTCATAACTTTAGATGCTGATGAACTGTATGAACCTGAAGCATTTTTAAAAGCTAAGGAAAGGTTTCACATGGAACCGGACTTGCAAGGATTGGTTTGTAAAACACAGGTTTACTTTAAGTCTCCAAAACTAACTCTAGGTTTCGATCATACATTGGTGCCATTCATACATAGATTAAATCCACTCATAAAGCATGAATTCAACAAGCGTTACCCTTATGCCTGGGATAACGGTCACTTACATATTGATCCGTCCCGAAGTTTAAATATTAACTCAGGGGTTAAAATGGATGAAGCGGTGATGCATCATTTTTCTTGGGTACGTAAGGACTATGAAAAGAAAATAAGGAATTCAACGGCCCGAAATAATATTTTACAAGATAAAACCTTACTGCAATCACTTCTGCACGCAAAGGAAGGAGATTATATTGAATTTTACCGGACGCGGTTAGCTCGTGCAACCGTTGACTTTGGAATTCCGGAATTCTATGAACGTCCTTTACAAAGTATATAACTACGTTTCTAACTTCGTCCAGCGCGAGTTCGCGTATTCTTCACAAGTAGATCACGGTAATTACCTACCCTTCGGGGCTGACGACTCTTTCCCTACCCGATTAACTAAACTAGTTCAAGGCTCCCCGACAGCAACTTCATGTCTTTCGACATGGGCTGACTTCATAGCAGGGGAGGGATTTAATGAGGGTGAAGACTTAGAAAACCTAAAAGTCAATCTAGCCGGATTAACATTCTTTCAGTTTCACGCGGTTCAGTCTGTTTCAATGGCTAAACATTGGGGCGTTGCTACGCTTGTAAAATACAACCGCGTGGGGCAAATTACTCAGTTTACCGATTTGCCTTTCGGTTCCTGTCGGTTGGGGAAGCCTGATGACAACGGGCTAATTTCTAAAATCATTTATAACCCATACTTCGGAACCGGGTTTTACCGTCACGAAGACAACAAAGTCTATGACGTATACAATCCAAATGAGGCACCTACTCAAGCGGCGAATGACCCCAGGTGGAAGGGGCAAATCTATTGGTTCGGAATTCGGGATGACAAAGATCCATTTTATCCTATACCAGACTACTACTCAGCGCAGCATTGGATGAACGTTGAAAAGAATGCGGCGATTTATTTCGATGACAACTTAGAAAACGGGTTCCTTCAGGATGTAATCATGAAAATGATCGGCAATCCGAATGATGCCAGTGGGGTAAAGAAGAACGATACCGATGAATACACTAAGGGTGAGTTGTTCGACAAGGAGATGACTAACAACTTCGCAGGGGCTAAGAACAGACACAGGATTTTAGCGATGTGGGGCGATAACAAGGACGAACATCCAAGCTTAGAACCGTTTCCAACAGCAGGGAATCCTGATCTTTTCAGAGTTCAGGACGAACACGCGATCAAGAAAATAACCATCGCCACGAAAGTACCTGGAGTCCTGGCGAATATTCAGGATACAAATAATTTTTCAGGTGAACAGATCCGGCCGGCTGTGAAGCTCATGCAGCAAAGGGCTGTTAGACCTCAATCACTTTTAATAAAAATCTATCAGGATCTTCTCTCGAATATGGTCAATCCAATTACTGACCCGATTTCGATAGTAAGTTACAACCCTTACCCAGAAGATAATACGGTTGATCCGCAAACATGGTCTGTTTTAAGTCAGGAAGAGAAAAGAAAATGGGTTCGGGACAATACAGAAATAGATTTAGCTGAAGAAAACGTAACAACAGCTACAGAAACACCGGTAGAACCAGTTCCGCCGGCAGAAAATAAGATTTTAAATCTTCATTTCAATAGTTATCCTGAAAAAGCGAAGGAGAACGTAAAAAGATCACTCGAATGGCAGGAAAAAATGCAAAA